AGGGTATTCTTTAGAAGAGTTGTCTAAGATTAGTGGTGAGTCATTGAAGACACTTCAAGAAGTCTATAACCGTGGGATTGGTGCTTATAGCACATCCTCACTCAGTGTGAGAATGAAAGGCACCTTTAAGAAGGGTGTGAATGCTCCTATGAGTAAGAAGCTGTCAAAGGAAAATTGGGCGTTTGCTCGTGTATATTCCTACCTCCAAAAAAACCCCAAGCACGATACAGATTTAAGGGGAGGCGCAAGCACAACTCACATGGGCTATCTTCAGCAAATGGCAGATAGTGCTTATCCGGGTAAGACACTACAGAACATTGGATCATATAGTCTAGTATATCAGACACCAACTCTGAAGTTCTATCAAGATGATAAGAAGATTGTTGTAGCGATCAGAGGTACAATAAATGCGACTGATTGGCAAGCGAATTCTCTAGCAGCTATTGGAAGATTGAAGTCATCAAATCGTTACAAGGAAGATCTAAAGACACTCTTGGAGTTTCAGAGCAAATATCCTAAGAAAGAATATAATTATGTTGGCGTAGCTCATAGCCTCGGTGCAGCCATCTTAGATGGCTTCATACGAGCTGGATTATTAAGAATGGGTATGAGCTATAATGGTTTAGCAGAACCGCAAGAACTAAGGGGGAACCCTTTACATCACAGAATTTATCACAAGAATGATCCTCTATATTTAGCCTTTGGGCGGTACATACCAAATGTTGAGGTTAGAGGAGGTACTGGATCTTTCTTTGATAAATTCACGCATAACTTGCCCTTCGGGTTGACTAGCCTCTTTACTATGTACGATAGGCACCGTCTGAAGACTTTTCAAGGGGGTAACACGAGCATCAATGGTTACTAGAGATTTGATCGTCGCGAAGTATTTTAGAATGTCCATCTATAGTAGATGCCTAAAATTGTTATAGAGAGTCTCATTAAATGTCTTGAAGACATTGATGAGAAGCTATCATTAATTTGGAATAACAGTCATGATTACACAACACTGACAGAGCTTGAGCTTGTACGTGCTAGATTAAGAAGCATAATATTAACAATAGAAAATGTTTCACCCTAGTATAAAGATGGACACAGTAATAATCACTCTTGTAGCAATATCTGTTATTCTTATTTCATCAGCAATTATCGCATGTGTCTGTTCACTAGCTACACATACTACTAATTGGAGAATCATGCTAAATCCCCTCTTGTCATTGTACCATAGATAGATCCGTATGATTTTAGCTCCCATGCTCGGCTGATAGACGTGTCAGTATTTGGAACGAACGCTATACCCGTTATAGTGGTCAGACCATTTGAGACCAAGTATGATGAATTAAAGTCCAATACGCCCAAAGAAATCTCTATGGGCAAATTTGCTAATCCAGATATGTATTGAGTGTGGAAGCTGAAATAGTTGTTAGTGGTTGCGTCATACAATAGTATTCGATTGCTGGACTGGTATTGAATGAGACCCCCTTGTACTCTAATAATGATGGCTGATAAATCTATGCTAACATTATATGATACATTATTGGTGATGGCAGACTGTAGAAGAGGAGAAGCCAAAGTAAAATTTATATATGCTTTATTTGCGTCAACAACTCGCCATCCAACTGGAACCATTGTACTGAGGTTGGCAATAAGAACAGTCTCTGTAGCGGCAGAGCATGCTATAGTTCTCTGAACGTGGGATCCAGTGATTTGCAAAGTTCCATCTGTATTTGTCACAGACTCTACGCCAGCATTTGTAAGAAGAGGATCTTCAGCTGTACCCGCATTACCAATATTAATGAGAGTCAGACCTCGCACCCAATCATTCTCTAGAACTGGATTCTGAGCTGTGTTGATGTTTGTGATCCCAGCCCCAGTAGTCACTGATAGAATGTTATTCTGAGATATCTTAGCATCTGGTGGAGGTGTCTCTAGGTACAACCCACCTCCAGTACCAATAGTTCGTATGCCATCATTTGTAATCTCACCACTAACGTATGATGCGATGCCAAGACCATCTATAAATCCACTCATCGCAATAGAATTTATAATAATATTCTGAGCAGTTCCAGATAAGAAGATATTGCTTCCAGCTATAAGATTTATCGCTCCATCATTCTGAATTATGGGCTGGGTAGCAGATCCAACATTAGATAAGCCATCTATAATATCTACTGTGTGAACACCAGCAACTGTTCCAGTGAACAGAAACCATTCTGGGCTCAGAAAAGGATCAACGCCAAGTGCGGCTGAGGTTTCAAGACAGACATAAGTAGCTTTATCAGTTGTATCTATGACTACATCATTCTTAAGATATTGTACCAATGGATCAAAGGTGCCTAGCCAATTCATCGTTGTCGGAAATAGCGTTAATGTATTAACGTTCTCAGACATCTATTAGAGTACACCATTTGGATAATACACGGTATTAGTGCCATAAGTTGACCAGCTGGTTATTTCTATATTAGCGGCGGTCGTGTCATCAGAGAAGTCAATGAGAGCGGGTACTCTGAAGCCAGTAGCACGCAGAGTAGCTACATCAACCGCGTAGAAGCTCGGACGAATTTGAAATGGATAAGCAGTGGGAGGAGTAGACGTATCATTCATTGTAATTTCGCCAATTAAGTAGTTGATATCTACTGGAGCAGTGGTAACGTTATCGGTAAGATAGATAGACACTTTATCTCCAGCTACTACGTTCGTTGCAGCATCCATAAACATGTTAATTGAAGTGAGATCAAGTATAAAGGTTCCAAATGGGTCTGGGGCGCCACTTAAGATATATGTCTCAAATATGCCAGCTGTTGCTGGTTGAAAAAACGCAATACTTATGACCCCAGCTGGCCCAACTGGATAAACAGATGTTGGGAATAGACTAACCTCTGTCAGTTGAGGCACTAGAGCAGATACAATAGGATTTACCCCAACTGAGACAGTCACATTGTCCCCAGCAATAATAGATAACACTCCAGTATTTGTAAGAACTGGTTGTTGAGGATTTGTATTATCTACAGTTATCCCTACACCACTTGAACCCACTGTGACTACACCAGTGTTTGTAATCGTAGCAGTCTGTCCACCCGTCACAGAGATTCCATTGCCTTGTGATATACTGAGTACTGCTGTAGTGCCAATTGATGGATTATTAGGATCTAGATCTGATGTTAGACCAGCACCAACTGCTAAAGTCCGCACACCCGTGTTTGTAATTGTTGGATTATTAGCGAGACCGCTTATTTGTATTCCAAGGCCGGGAGTCACACCAGTGAGTGCAGTTGAATTAACAACTGGATTCTGTGGATCCGTATTATCTATAGAAATACCATTTCCATCTATAAGAGTAATAACACCAGCGTTTATAACAGTAACGATAGGACCCAAGGGGTTTGTCACAGTAATACCAGCGCCAGCACTGATCTGCGAGATTCCAGTCGCTGCTGGAGCTAATTCATCCCATTCAGCGTTTATAGATGGATCTGTACCATCAAGAAGAGAGGTTTCTATTAAAATATATGATGAACCGTTTAACGGCGAGACAACAACATCATTTTTTAGATATTGTTCTGTTACGAGCCAAGTCCCGCGCCAGTTCATCATATTCGGAAATTCCGATAGTCTTTCTAAAGGGTTTGAAGACATCTATATAGTCTGTATGTTTATTAACTGAGTTGTACAGCTGAGAGACGTGCACCAGTGATCGTGAGAACTGAACTCGTGCTAGCAGCAGCCGTAGATCCAGTAAGGACAATAGTGGTTGTTAGAGCTGGTAATGTGAGTACAACAGAGTTAGCACATGTAGAACTCAAAGCAGCACCATCAACGACGGGAACTTGACAGATTGTTGCCGAATTAGCACCAGCCGTTAAAGTCCATTTAATGAAGTCAGCAGCGACCAAAGCAATAGCCTTAGTAGCAGTACACTGCCATGACACACACCATGTTGTAGATGCTGATAGGCCGGTGAGAGAATTAACCGTCATTGTGTATGCCGCGGTTGCTCCTCCAGTAGCAACTGGAACAATGGGACCAGAAAGCGTGTTCACACCAGATGGTTTCAATGATACCCAGTCCGGATCTGCGGAAGGATCAGCACCGCCAAATGCGGTGGTGACGTTTGTTGTACCACCAAGAAAGATGTACGCACCATCGTCAACTGAAGAAAGAGCAACATCATTCTTAACATACTGGTGTGTCGCTGCCCAGTAGGCGTCATTTACGGCAACTTCCTCAGCGGTGGCGAAGTTCATACCACGTGGAAGGTATCGGAGGGAAGATAAAGGATCCGCAAGTGATTCCAACGACATTATTATACTAAAGATGCATAAAATAAATGTGAAATTACATTAATCGTTGAGAGAGAGAACGTGACGCCCCCGATCCTACCTTAGCACCACTCATGGCAGAGGGACCAGTAGACGCCATATTACGACCGCCTCCGCTTCCAGCTAATCCTAGACGAGTTGCGAGTTTCATCATGTTACCACCCACAACACGGGCAAGACCCACACCAGTTCCAACCGGAGCAAGAGGTGCTGAGATGATATCTTGCTCGGAGAGGACACCCTTAATAATTCTTGAAGATCCACGGATGGTTTCTAGGAATCCGCTGTTCGCCGTAATGACAAAGATCTGGGGTTGAATTGGGAAGTCAAATGTGTTGCGTACACGAACTGAGAATTGAAGTGTGAAGTTCCCAACCAATGATGAGGCTTGTCCAGACTGGAGTGTCACATCAACACCGGGTTTAAGAACAAGAAATCCGCCAGTTGTTGAAACAGATGATCCTACTGCTCCATTGCTGACCTTAGCAATACCAGACCAAGTATTCCAATCCATATTGAGACCGTTCTTCGCTGACATGTGATAGAGCTGCTCGGAAGTCGCTGATGAAAGGAGACCCGAGAAGTTATCAAAGTTGAGAGAGAATGGTGCTACAGTTCGTACGCCGTTAACAGAACACTCAAGTGGAAGATAAGAGGCACCATACTGAGGAAGAGTAGGGTCAAGACTCCTATCAATCGCCGTAGAGGCTGGATCTGCGATCGGCTTGACGTAGATAATGAGAAGATCTGGGATCTGAGGAAGAGTAATTGTCTGAGATGCTAGTGTCGCAACTTCACCAGCAGCCATGGCTGTGGTCAAAGGCTGTGAGATGAAACGAGGGAATTCCATGTATGGAACGACCGACTTTGGAGGAAGCGGCAAGTCTAAACTGGGTGTAAAGCTCTGTACATTCAAGACAGAATCTTGAAAGGGACCAGAACTGATGAAAGCATTGTAAGAGAGAGGAGGAAGCCATGTGGATGCTGCTGCCCCACCGCCGTAGAAGAGCTTCTCAGTTGTTCCAACAAATGCATCACGAAGACGCATACTGCGATTAGGATCACGCATGTTCATCTGGAGCTGGATGTTGTTGATACCGAATAGACCAGTCTCTTGACTGTGTTCCTCAGCAAAGACAAAAGGACTGAGACAGAGCTTCTCAGTCGTTCGCCACCGGAGAAAGACTGAATATAGACCATTGACTACACCAGCACCTTGATCCGTTGAGACGGGAACACCATCAATTGTATTCACAACAATACCATTTGATGTGTATGCAGCGAGAGCTGAACCAGAAAGGAGAGTACCTTGAGGAGTAGTAAAGACAATATTGTTCCATGCGCCGTTGGGTTGCTCAAAGTCATGTGAGGCATTCGTGTAGCCAGAGATGGGATCATTCTGTGCGCCAGTTGCGTAGAAATTCTGCTGGTATTTGTCCAACATCGTGGGGCATGTGCGCTCAACACGGTTAGGCTTGTAATCTGTAAGACGAAGAACCTCTGTAAGAACATCTTGAGAGTTGATGGTTACAGTTGTGTCGTTGATTGTCGCTGTCATTGTGGCACAGAGGGAGTTGAGAGGAAATGCTGCAAGAGAGCCATCTACGCCGGGCTGAAAGAGAGCTTGGTTAATAGGGAACTGTCCACCGGGTGCTGAGTTGTTGAGACGAACTTTGAGTTCAAGATTAACTGTTGATGACCAATTGACATCACGACCGATAAACACGTTCTCAGATGGGGCGTAGTAATTGTACGTGTGCTGAGAAGCGGATTGCGAAATCGCTGAGACGGGGGTGTTTGTGAGTGAAAGCGCCCCTTTATCTACCGCGAATGCGGGCCTTTGCTGTACAATACGATCATCAAACACGGCAAGCTTAGCAATGTCAGCGCTCATTTGTTATAATTATAGTCAATAATAAAAAAACAACGGATTAGCACGTTGTTTTTTTATTTATCTTTATTCATCTTTATGATCGGAAGTCTGTTTTTCTGAATAGTATCTTGATGGACACATCTGAACAGTTAAACATTGTAAGAGGGATGAGTTCCCCAGTCAATCGGTAGCGCCAGTAGACATTGATGTCTAAATTTCTAATCTCATCATGGGATGCTTGGATAGATGAGAGACGATACTCGGCATTTGGCTCGTACAATGTAAAGTCTCGCCAGCCCTCTGCCTTCTCTTGTTGTTGATCAACTACAAAGTCAGCAATAATGGGTTCAAATGCTGAAGGGCTACCCGTTGATCCAATATTTGTGGTACCGAGTATAACTGGTCGGGAGGTGTATTCATTCTTGATCGGCAATAAAGACGACGTAAATACAAGGCCAGCACAAGGAGACCAGAGAGAATTGGTTGAATTGTAGTCTTGCGCTGAGATCCAGTAGAGATTCTGCTTATACGCGGGGATCAAGAAGAAGGGATTGTAGCTAGGAGGAGGGACTGCATTCAGTCCTTGTAACAATGGGTTGTTGTTCAAGATATTTGTATACTGCTGGTTTGTAAATAGGATTTCATTCGTGTACTCACACAAATTTGTAAGGAGACCACCGCCAATGGTGACCGGGGTAACTCCAGTCAGTGGGAAAATCATAGGAGTTCCTAGAGTCGCTCCGTAGTATGTATTGTTGAAATTGGTGAGAAGCCCATAGAGATTTGAGTTGAAGAATAGTCGGAGATAGACATCTGATTTGGGAATAGCAGCTGCTAGAGGTGCAACGGGTACCGCTGGAGCAACGAATGCTGGAACTGCTGGTTGAACACCTAGATCAACTGCTGTACATTGAGAAGCCATGTTGAAAGCACGAGTGTCGCCGTAGATCTCAAACCGCTTCTCAGACTCATCATACCGAATAAATGGAGCATCATGAGCGATTAAGAAATTATCAAATGTTGGATATGGAAAGACAGATGCCATTAATGGGTATGCATTCCACGCCAATTTGAACTCATTATATGTGTTTGTAAGAGCATTTAGCATATTGGTATTGACAAGAGTAGCCCAGTGCTTATACGTATAGACCCAGTAGTATCGTGTACTGATATCTTGCTTCTCAAGGCCAGTTGCCGGTGAATAAGGTACTGGAGCAATGTCTAAATTCACAGTCTCTGGCGAGTAGGTAAGTGGTGTTGAGTTAGGAGTGATTGTGAATACATGACTGACTACGTTACCAAGTGGAGCCTCAAAATACCATTCTCGCTGATAGGGTATCGTCGTAGCATAGATTGTGATGTTTGGGTCTATCTGACTCGGATACGTAAGGGAGTTTAGTTGAATAAGTGGAATAAAGAGAGGTAAATTTTTATTGGGACCATTCATAGCAAAACGAATGATAGAAAAATAGTACGATGAGGCATTTCTTACAATGGGAGCATCTCGGGATTCATTAAATCTTACTGCTGGAGTAAAATTTTCAGCCCCTCTCTGACCCGAAGATGTGATGAGAGCATTGTAATAAATCATGTCAGTATCAGCCCCGCCATCTACAATACTTTTGTATGAATAGGACATATCTATTTATAGAGTTTATTTTCCTAAATCATTGTACGTTGCTTTCACTGAAAATTCATCTGGTGTCATTCCAGATCTCGCAATCATAGCTCTAAACTTAGCAATAGGCATTTTATAATGTAAGAGTCGTGTGACACAGTGACGACCACACGTCTGAACAGAATCATCTAGCTTCTGTAGTTGTATCTTATTATAGATAACTCTACAGCCGGATTCATCCAATAGTCGTGTTAGATCATCTCTGTCCATTCCCATACTCCGTAGTTTATCTTCAGATAATCCATCCTTCTGTGCGTCTGGTTCCTCACCATACGGATCTGTAAACTCAATATGTTTTCCATCCTTAATCATACAGCACCAATGACCTTCTTGTTCATTCTGCTGCGGAAAGAATATAATTGCTCTACCTCGCCTATCAAATAGCTGCCGGATATCATGAATTGATTTCAATTCTGGATACGATGTTATCTTAATATCTCCACCAAGCAAAGACTTGATATCATCATCTCCTAGTGCGTACGCTTTAGCTGCCTCCATCTACTTTGTAGGCGGTTCATATTTTGGAGATGTTTGCTCAATGTCTAGAGTCACCTCTGCCTTGACACCACAACAGCTGCTTCTGACTCTCTTATGGTTAACGACTCCAATTATAATACCGCCAATGCTAATGACTAAAGCTGTTATCGTCAATGCGTATGATTCTGAGGCGTTCATCTTGTAACTATAATGATAAAAGTTATAATACATAAAGTACATGATATAACTGCTATATATTGTGAATCCATAGCTATCTAACTAATAAATACCCAAGTGAAAAAAGTGTTGAGGTCAAATGTATTCAGAACGCCGACGGCAAATGGTGTAGCAGTTGCGAAAGGAAGAGTGTTTCTTAAGTTTATTATATCACCCGCCTCCAAATAAAAAGATGACGCAACCGCTTGTTGATATGATGTATTAATAGCAGTAAGAGCGTTGTTTTGTATTACTGCTTGTTCTCCAAGTGCGGCTCGTGTTATGTCTATTGCTACTGCTTTGTTTGATGTGTTATTCCAAGTAGCACCATTCGCATTAACACCAATGTTAAACTCCAACTGATAAAGCCCCGTTTGAACGACGGTGAAGTCAGCAGTTCCATTTGTGTGTGTGATATACCCACCATCATTATTCCACGCCCCCACTTCATCAAATGTAATATCTGTATTAGGGCTGATTAGGTTTTGTTGAACGCTCTTATAATAGGTCGCTTGATAGACTTGTGGTCCCCCACCACTAGACGGTATAAGAACCCAATTAGCACTCGGAACAGAAGGATCTGTACCACCTAGCAGTTCATTTACAACGAGTACATAAGCAGAGCTATTAACCGGACTTATGACAAGTTCGGCATAGATATAGCGGTGTGTAACTGACCACGTTCCAGCAAATCGGATGATACCAGATGGTATGGACATTCTAATTATGTATACTTATTATTAGAATGGAAGCAAAGTCATTTCCAGATAACTACTCTAGTCGTGTACTAGAATTAATCAACGCGGCATCAATGACTGGTATGAAAGGTGTAGCTATCTTAGGAAGCGCATCTATCCGATCGCAACAATACTCTGGAGACTTGGATATTAACAACACGGCAAACATGACTTCTATAGCTTCTGTAGAAGAAGCTCTAAAGGCAATAGTAAAGCGTCTTAGACTTATTTGCTACATTGGGGATATTAAGATTGGTCAAATTTCAGAATTCAATCCATTTAGACCCGGAGCATTCTTACAAAATAAAGTCATCAAAAATTTCTCAATCAAAGAGTCTCAGTCAGTGATTGATGCTATTCCGGCCTCAGCAATAAGTCCCAGTGAAAGAGCAAACGCTTTAGAACTTCTTGAGAATGCCACAACTCCGTTTGGCTTCTTAGTTGCTAAGAAGGAGATCAAATTTCATATTCTCCGTTGGAAACCAGCTCAGATTCTAGCTGGTGGAATGATCTATAGAGGACAACGTGTAAGCCTTGCTTCAGCTCTTAGTAGTGGTGGAATGATTAAGATTGATACTACATTCAACTATAATTCAAGATTTATAGAAGCCTCAATCGTATATAATGTGTCTATACATGGAAAGAGGCTAATTGCTGAAGAACAACCATTGAAGTTAAGCTTATGTGAAGACTACCTCTATTATTCTAAGGTGGATCCATTCAAGGCTTTGAAACGACTCTTTTCACTTTCTAAACTTGAAAAGGATAAGGAAGCAATTGATGAATTAGTACCTATTCTAAACTCTGATCTAGGCCGTCTGTACCAAATTCTGGGAGACTTGAAGACTCTTCTAGGTCTTCTAGAACTTCCTTATCCTCCAATTGAAGATATACGATATCAGATTGATGATATGAAAGCCAGAATGGGTAGCATTTATTCTACTAAGATGATTCTAGACAATGAGCCAAATATTATAGGAGATCTGAATCAGATTCTTAGAAGCCCTAGATCTGTACTGAATGGTAAAATTGTCAAGCTAATTACTAAATTACAAGGAATAATGAACACCGCAACGGTAAATATAGTCAATGTCATCCGTAATAAAGATAAAAATGACTAGATAATAATGTGATCCATAAGACATTTCCTATCATTTTTACAGCCCGTGAGGTACCCTTTTAAATTACCTTTAATGATTCATTAAAATACATGGCCATATTATAGAAATGCCAACTCTAAACTTTGAACCCGGCAAGGGTGGAAAGGCTGTAGCAATCGTGAAAGGCGGGGAAGAAAGTGGGTCTATTCTTTATTTACATGAAGCGGACATTAAGAATTCTAGAAAGGGACCTATCAATGCGAATGACTACAAGGCAGAACTCCGAACTGTTAAGCCTATAGATCGCATCAAGCTTCTAGTGAGACTAGAAGAAGCACGAGACAAGGGGCTTGATCCAGATCAGCTAATTGGGGAGAGTCTAATTGGAAAGCAACTCTATGAGAAGGTTCTTACAGATGCTGTAGCGTCAAAGGATGTTGTCTTAGATTCTGGCGAGTTTGAACTCTTACCGAATTCAGATCCCAAAAAACGAGATGTTTGGTACATAGCTGGAGCATCTGGATCTGGTAAGTCGTACATCGCTAAAGGGTTGGGTGAGTATTATCAGAAGATATTTCCAGATAGAAAGGTCTATCTATTCTCAAAATTATCAGAAGATGCTGGAACTCTGGACAAGATGAAACCAAAGGCATTACGGGTCAACATTGACAGTGTTGTAAAAGACTATCCAGACTTGAATGAGTTTAAGGACTGTATGGTGATCTTTGATGATTATGACACCTTTACTGGTCCAGCAGAGAAGGTGATTCATAAGTTAATTGATGATCTGGCTACGATGGGTCGTCACACGAACACATCAATGTTATGTCTATCTCATTACTTAACGAACTACAAGAAGACCCGTCTTCTTCTGAATGAAGCAACACATATTGTTGTGTACCCTATGGCGACTAGTTTCCATGCTTTGAATTACCTTCTTAAGACACATGTGGGAATGACTACGGATGACATTCGGGAGCTTCGGAAGAATGGTCGCTGGACGGTAATATACAAGCACTATCCTCAGTACATGGTATCGTCACATCATGCTCGGATGATGGTACGCTAACAAGTCCATGATCTCTCTTGAAATCCGTGACGATCTTTAAAATGAATCTATCGGAGCCTATTGATCCATAGGTTCTACAGATTTCAGCATAGAGATCATTACTTAAGAAGCTTTTTGGCAGACACTCTCCGGCAACTTTGTTCTCCATGTAGCGATTGAACCACGTGACTTCAGATGCTCCAATGACAACACCATCCAATACTTTTAGAATTTTCTTAACTGTTCCAGAATTTATGGACTGTTTTGGTTTCTTATATGTATCTGTGTCTGGTTTGAATTTTTGATCCTTTGTAAGAGGAGAGCCAGTATTCATCTATAATTACTGTGAGATAAAAATCTCATCTGTAAATATAATGGCTGACTTCATTACTAATCTCCAGAAGGAACTCATTGAAAAGAAGGGCGTTGCGCCAACTACGGCAGACTCGTACGTCCGGACACTTGTTGTTTTGAACAATAAAGTTCCATTCAAGAATCTAGGATTTCTTAAGAAGACGGATGATATACTTACAAAGCTGAATGAATATGCTGAGACAACACAGAAATCTATACTGGCTATGCTTGTAAGCGTTCTCGGGATGTTTCCATCTCCAACATATAAGAAATCATATACTATTTACCGTCAGAAGATGGTTGAAGCTATGAAGGAGGCTCAAGAGAACCATACAACAGAGAAGACTGAAAAGCAAGAGACAAATTGGATTGACTGGAAGGACATTAAGAAGATGTCTGATGAGGCTTATGCCAAGGTAAAGACGTACAAGAATAATCTGACACCGAAGGAGCTTGATCATCTTTTGAATACTACCATTCTGTCACTCTATACATGTATCCCTCCACGACGCAATCAAGACTATCTGGACATGGTTGTCGTTAAGAAGTGGTCAGCCAACACTTCTCCAAAAGACAAGAACTATCTAGATTTGGCTGATTCTCAATTCGTCTTTAACAAGTATAAGACATCTAAGAAATATGGTACTCAGATTGTTAAGATTCCTAATGATGCCGAGAACCCTCTTATGGATGTTCTAGCAGCTTATTTGAAACATCATCCCCAATTCAAAACACTAAAAGGAAAGGGAGCAGAGCCAATCCCATTTTTGGTGGGATCAGCTGGTGGTCCATTGACAGCAGCGAATAGCATCACCCGAATTCTGAATAAGTTCTTTGGTAAGAAGGTTGGATCTTCAATGCTTCGTCATTCTTTCTTGACATCAAAGTATGGCGATCTTGTTCAAGAGCAGATGGAGGATGCTCAAGATATGGGACATAGCATAGAGGAAGCACGTAATACTTATATTAAGACATAATAGATGGGTTGGCTTGAAGCATTTGATAACTATTACAGAAAGAAACAAACTCGCCGTAATAGTTGGCCGTTTACTAGCAGACAACGTCTTGAATTTACTTATTTTTATGAGAATCACTTTGGGTACTCATCACTATGGAATCCGCCACGTACTCTTCCTCTCCAAATGAGACTACTACGGGACCATTGATAATTTTAAAGACTGGTTTCTCTTTTTTCTTTGACTGTCTTGAAACCCGTTTTTTCTTCTTCTCCGGGAGAGGGTCCATTCTATGTATAGCCGATATTTTTGATAATTCATTTAAAGGCAAACATTTTTACCAAGTAGATGGCAACGTTCAAGGAAGATTACTCATTTGGTACTCAATCTGAAGTGAAGGCTCACAAACGCATAGAAGATTTCCTAGAGACCCCACTAATACACAAGGGTGGAATGGCAATTTTTGATTTCTCTAATGCTAACGGTACGGTCCACGCAGATCTTAAGACGCGACGTATTAGTCATGATAAGTTTCCGACAGCAATTATTGGCAGTAACAAGGTTGAGTTTGCACAGAATCATCCAGATTCAGAATATTGGTTCATCTATAACTATCTAGATGGATTGTATGGAGTACAATATGATAAGGACCTTTTTTCAACATTTGAACAGACATCATATCAACGTGGTGAAAGATCTGATTATTTTGGAGGATCACAGAGCTGTCATTTCATACCGCATAAACATCTACAAAAGATCATATAGATATAGATGCTAAAATACAGTTGGGAGACTTCTGCCAGATGGAATTTTTCTTTAAGAAAATTCAACCTTTCAGTACCAATGTCACCGCACGTACAGATAACTAGAATCACAGATATTAAAATACTACCACATCTACAGAAAATTATCATAAGCGGTGAGATAACTGGTGAAACAACTGGTGATTGTCCGCAAACGTATATACCATTTCAAAACAATAAAATACCCATAGAAGGTATAACATGGCAAGGGAAGCGCGAAGAGTTCTAGCAGATTCACGGGCCTTTGAAGAACAAAATGTACGCCAATCACTACAAGGTGGATCAAGATTCATCGGTGCTGGTGCTACACCATCAATGGGTTTGTCTCAGTTCGTTGGGGGGGGTGGTGGCAACTGTGGTTGTGATTGTTGTAGAGGTAGCTCTTCCGATGAAGATATGCATGGTGGTGCAGCTCGGCCGGGTGCAGTTCGGCCGGGTACGACGCACCGATTATCTCGTTCGGGTCCCAGAGCATATGCGGGACCCACATCTACGGCAATTGTTCCATACAATCCCAACCAACCCGTGCGTGGTCCTTTGGTACCATACGTGGCTCCTCGGCGTGCTAGACCACCACCTACCACTCTAACGACACGACAGCCCGGCACAATAAAGAAATATTCACCAGCAGAAGCTAAATTCCGTCTGGATCAAATGAAAAATCTTCAACAAACTCCAGCAGCCGCGACAAAGAAGGGACCAAGTTCTAAGGCCAAACTCCTCAAAAAGGCTGCTTTACTTATAGCTGCTGGTGTACCTCTGGCGTTATTGGCGACGTATTTAGCTGGTGGATTAGGTCCCGATGGACAACCAGATGGTAGTGGCGACGGCGGTGGTGAAATTATTTCAGACGAATTATGCCAAATGCGTCCAGATTTGTGTCAACCACCACCACCTCCCGGACCCGATGATGTCGGTGATGATGATGATGGTGATGATGATGATGGCGATGATGATGGCGGTGATGATGGCGGTCTAACACCACAAGAGGTTCAATTCTATCTCCAGAGTGGAAATCTCCCCGATCGCTACTATGCGGGACCCCGTTCAAGAAAGGGGGGATTTAAGATGGGGGTAGAACATTTTGGGTTCACTCAAGATATGCTAAATAGAATGCTTCGTCCAGTTGAGATTCCAACACCATCTCGCACATACTTTGGAGAGCAAGCAAATCCTCTGATGACGACTGAACAATTAGAGTTTGTAGCATCCCATCCCAATGATAAATTCACTGCTACCGGACAATATATAAGAAAGCCCAATGAATTTGGGGTTATGTTCCCTATCTCGGGTCCTAATGCCTTCAAAAATCCGAGTTATAAATGGGGTATAAAGACTTCTTACTTTGACCCGCCACCGCTGCCATCTGATCCGGTACAATTACGACCAGAACAACAAATCCCGAATCGTAAACCAGTGACAGATGATGAGATTCTAGCAGAAGCAGATAAAATAACACAATTAAATAAGGGTATACGCACTGCTGTTTATAGGCCCTATGAAGTTGATATTCTTAAAAAAGCTGCAGCGATTCGTAATAAACGAAAACCTATTCGTAAACCCTACATGCCGACAAGGTCACCGCCAAATATGTCAAACATGAAGGGAATACTTGGAAGTATGTTTAAAGGAAGCGGTCGTAGTTCTGGACGGGCTGCTATCGTCAAAAATGTCATGTCTGAGATGGGAATGGGTTTGATTGATGCATCACGATATGTCAAAGCAAATAATTTATATTAACAATTAGAATGGATTACGATGCCGATAAAGTACGCCGACTCATTGGGCGAAGTGATAGAATAGAGGGTGGATTTGCTTTTGGAGCAATTCTTAGTGCTATAGGAAAGACAGTAGCTAAAGCCATTCCATCAATTACAAAAAGAGTCATTCCAGCAGTCATTCCAAAAGTCGTAACAAAAATACTTCCAGCAGTAACCAAAGTAGTAACCAAATCAATTACTACCGGAACCAAAGCAATAACCAAAGGAGTTGCCACCGGAGCAACCAAAGGAGCAACCAAAGGATTTACTTCTGCCGCATCCAAAAAAGCAGCCCGAGAAGCAGCAGCCAAAGCAGCAGCAGCCAAAGCAGCAACCAAAGCAGACAACGCAGCAGCCAAAGCAGCAACCAAAGCAGACAACGCAGCAGCCAAAGCAGTAACAGAAATTCCAGTAGCTGCTCCGGTACCTACTTCCCTTTATTCTAAGGTCAGTGCCATTGGATCTGTTGGATTAGCGGTAGGACTTCCAGCCTACTTTGTCATTTCTGGCGAATTGGCAGCAGCAAAAGAGGCAGCAGCAGACGCACGGTTCAAAGTTCAAGATGCGATAGATCGTGCTGAGGCAGCAGTAGAAAAGGGAAAGGCTGATGCGCTGTCAAAGGAATACAAGACGGACTATGACGCAGATAGAAAAAAAGCAGCAGCCGCAGAGGCAGCTGCACTAGTTGCTGCGGCTCAGCAAGAGCTTGCTGATGCAGAGGCGGAAGAGCTACGGCTTATAGCTGAAGCGGAGGAAGCAGCTGCTCAGTTGGAGGAGCTGACATTGCAATTAGAACTAGACGAAGCCAAAGAAGTGCAGCGAATGGCAGATATTGAGGCAGCAATCCAGAAAGCGCTTAGTGCAGCTAACATCAGAAATCCTCCCCCTCATAATGTCACTGTACTTCCTCCTCCTCCTCCTCCTCCTAATTATCGTCCTCCTCCTCCTCCTCCTCTTACATATGTAGATCCTTACTATGATCCTCCCGCTACCTATGTCCCTCCTCCACCTCGCAAACGCAAAGGTGGAATGACTTTGAGAGTAGAGGACAGACCGGGCTATGTGGACCGTGAAGCTATGTATATAGAGATGGAAAGGGAGTTCCAGCAGAGAATGGCACAAGAGGACGAACAGAGGAGACTGGACGAGTACTTACGAAACCCTCCCCGCCGTCGTGTCGTTAAAGGTAATCCAATTCCTCTTATTCCTCCTCCTACTAACACCTATACTCTGGGAAGACTTCCAATTCCGAAGAGAAATCGCAAAGGTAAGAAAGGTGGATTTAGCATGAAGACATTACAGAGAGATTTATTGGCTCTTGGATATTCCTTGTAGTACAATTAAAAAAATGAAAATCATGTAGTAGACTACTAGATGATTTTCATTTTTATGTCATAGATAGTAGATGGCGCTATTATTACTTGAGCTGGCGATTGAAGCGGCACTTATAGCATCTGGCAAAGAAGAATACTCAACGTCGGTCGCTCTGGTGAATCTTCTTCAATTACTGGATTCGGCACCTAAAGTAAAAACGGGTCTCAATTGGTCTGACAACTACAAAAAACCAAACATTGGTTGGAAGACAGAAGAAGATGAATATAATTTTTTGGTCCATAAAGCTCAAGAAATGGAAGACGCAAGACAACGGAGAATAATGAAGCATTACCATAGTCGTGTCGCAGAAATAGAAGCTGAACGTGTAAAGGTACAACGAGCTAATCTCACAAATCGTAAAAAGCTTATAGTGAAACTTCCAACAAGAAAAATAGATGCTGAAAGACTCACAAATCAAGGACTGCCAGTTGCTAATCGCACAGTTGTGGAGGATCCGCTCGCGTTAAGGAAGCTTGAAGAGGAGAAATTAAACGCAGAAACTTTAGCACGTGCTAAGTTACAAGAGACCCGTATGAAAGAAATGCTAGAAAATGCTGCTGAACAACAAGCAAAACGTCTAGCCCGGCAGCAGCAAATTCAAGGATCTGAAAATCTATTATCCCAAATTCAGAATAGAGCCTCGGCAGAATCCGCAAATCTTCAGCAAATTCAATTACAACAACAAAGTCTAATTGAGAATTCTGAAGCAACAACTGCCGCAGCAAATGCAGCAGTGTTAAAAGCAGAACAAGCCCAACACGCAAAAAATACGATTATTCCGGTAAGGAGACTTCCCAAATCTGTTAAATATGGAGGTGGAAAGAAATCAATACTAACGATGCGTCTAATGACTGAATTTGATATGACACTAAAAGAGGCCAATAATATGATTAAACTCTATGGAATTTAAAAATATGAATTCACTATAGAATGGCATCATTTGGAACAAAGAAGCCAAATGGCGATATGGGTGTACAATTAGGGTTTCCGTTGATATTCAACCAGTATTTTAATGCTGGGCATGCTTATTATCCGAGTGATCAAGGACATTTAATGCAACTGTTAGAAGGTACTAATTTTCAGAGTAAATATCATGAAGAAAAACGGCAGTATGCTAACAAGACCGTACTTGATGGTCTTCAAGCACGCCGATCAGCTGATCGTCTTCTACTCACTGGACCGGCGAATTATCATGTTCCTAAACCAGTCTTAGGACAACGTAGATTCGCAAATCCTTCACTTGGTCAGCTAGGGATTGAATCAGCACGTCGTGATGGATCAGACGCTCCTTATTCAACTATAGAAAATAATGATGGCAGTGTCTTAGGACTACGCGGTGGTGTAGTCCACACAGCAGAAGGATATGACTTCTATAGCAGACAGCTCAAAGATCGTGTAAATCAATTGGATCGTATTAATGCTCTATCATTAGGGTATACAGTATCACAAGGACAAGGTGTACCGACTTCCGACAATACAAGGGAGGGGTCTATATCTAATGTTACATTCTTTATCACTCTCCGCGCCTTATCAGATGCCATCTTACAGAATGATATTAATCGTTTCACATTTGAGAATCTCAAAGATCTTCTTCGCATGTTATTTACTATTGCTCCATCTTCGGATAATGAAACTCTAAATGATGCTGCTGATATTATCAATTCAATGTCAACACAAATTGACGCTCTAAAATCTGGTAATGGAAGACTGAATTCAAATGATGATGATGAGTACATTTTAACAATTGGTCTCTTCGTTGAAGGCATGCGTCGCTATACAGATGAGATGATCCGCAATATCTATATGAGCGAGAGAGATAAGCTAACCCTTTCTAAGTCTCTCATTAAGACACTCGGATTTGATAGATTAATGCCTAAGACATCACCCCAAGCAGTACTCAACGTTGCGCGAAGAGGCAATACTAGAATTAATGATGCAGTAGAGGATCTAGATGCGGATGATGATGATGGTGATGATGATGATGATGATGGAGAGTTTGATGAGCAAGCTACTACACGTGAAGACGATGAAGCCCGAGGAGTACCAAGAGCGCCTTTTGCTGGTCGCAGTGATGATCCAAATCGTTCTGAGTATGGTAGACGGGGTCGCCAGATTACTGAAGCACCAGCCTATTTTGATGACATGCCAACAGACGTAGCACCTCTTAATTACGCGGGAGCTGAATTGGATAACGAAGTTCCACAAGCTGATACATCAAGTCTTACGGAATCATTAAATGCGGCAGTTGAAGATGTAAAGTACTCCTTGATTGATGATTTAACACCAGCAGATGCTGGTAAAGATATATTCACTCTTATTAATGAGAAGAACATAGACCGTAAGGATTTTATCAATGTTCTAGAAGAAACCTTACTAACTGCTGGACTTTCTAAGGGGGATATCGCCACGGCGATGCAAATTAATGGTAATGAAATGTACTCGTCATACATAGCTGAGAATCTAGCAGAGGGTAGAGTACCACCCGCCATCCGTCGTCAAAATCCAAGTGCCGCTGCTCCAACTATAAGATTTGAACAAGCACCAGCAGCAACAGCAGCAGCAGTAGCAACAACAACAGCATCAGCAGTTAAGACGCAGATTGATAATGCTACAACGAAAGAAGAGCTACAGAACATCTTCGCAAGTATTCCAGAAGCACAGAAGAGAGGAATTAAAAAGCCGCATGGAAATACATCTGTTGCTAATTTGAAGAAGATACTCTATGGACTAGTGTAGTCAATGATGCGGAAAATATAACAAACATCTTAGAGGATATCTATTAGTAGCTCAAAATATATACAGAATGACGAGTTTTCTACTGATTTTTTATGATATCCTCTGAGGCGTGACTTAATTACAGCTATGTAATCATCTAACTGTACATTTTTACATTAGATTAATCATCTAATGTAAAAATATAGCCGATTATAATTAATTATCAGTATAATAATTAATTATTATACTGATAATTAACTATAATCGGCTATATTTTTACTGTTTGTATTTACAATCATGTAATAATGTGTGTTTAGATGATTACTTAGCTGTAATTAAGTCCTCATAGATGAAAAATCCTCTTATATGTTGCTATATTCTTATTCATACTCTTTGAATTCCCCCAAAGGATAAAAAAGCTGAGGTATCCGGGCTTAGTTGGATCATTCGTACGTAGATCCCAAAGATGTCTTTGTCTGTAGCGTTTTCTTCTATCCTTATCTCCGTGTATGATATAGGACTCCATGTTTGGATCGCCAAACTTCACTCTCTTTAATTTACCATTATCCAGTTCAAAGGTAGCCATATATCTCTTTGTTGGACTAGGACTCGGAAGAATATCTAAGAGTCTCATCTATACTATCCTTAGATAATTTTCTATTCTGATGATCAGAATTTTAAAAAAAAATTGAACGGATTTTTTCCAGTTATGTAGGTATACAATGCTAGATATGCTGCCCCGCCTTGCCATCCCTAGTTACCAACGCTCAGAGTACATATCTGGACCCAATGGAACTCTTACATTTCTTAAGAAATCTGGATATCCTAACCATCTGATTCATATCTTTGTTGCTTCTGAAGAAGAGGCCAATCTGTATAAGTATCTTACAGAGTACAAGATCATCATTGGTACAGTAGGATTAGCTAAACAGAGAAATTTTATCACAGACTACTTTGATGATGGCGAAACAATCTTATCAATGGATGATGATATCAAAGGAGTCAAGATAATCAATGGCTCTTTCATAGATCTTATCACAAAAGGAGTACAGTCCAATGCACCACTTTGGGGAATTTTACCAAACGACGATGGAAGAAAGATGATAGCTGACGTGACAACGACGCATCTTACTCATATCCTTGGTAGCCTATTTCTCTATAAAGTAAACAAGAACATCCGCATTACTATTAATGAAAAAGAAGACTTTGAACGTAGCATTCTATACTTCAAGCAGTATGGTTCTGTAAGCCGTTATAAGGGTGCGGGTACAATGACAGCCTACGCGCAGACGGCTGGAGGGCTACAACAAGAAGGAAGGGGACTGAGAATGTTAGAAGAGATCAAGTATCTACACGAGCTATATCCAGAGTATATTCGTAAAGTACAGAAGAAGAAAGGACTTGATATAGTTCTTAATTGGCGCTTACGTCTTTAATTCGCGGCTTCTCCACGTCCTCTTCTACGAAGTATACCCCTTCTAGGATCTGCTGATATAATTTTAATTATTCTAACAGTATTCCAATCAATAGGGGCATTGTTATATGGATTTAATGGTTCTACTCTTCTTTTAATCGCTCCTTCTAACATATCTAAAAAAGTTTCAAATCGCATTAATCTACCAAAATCAGCATATTCATTATTAAAATCAATTACATAATCACCAACGAGGAATTCTTCATAAGAAATAGGGTCTTCATATTTATTTCTAAGATGCATAGTGAATAAATCTATATCGGCCCAGTCAACATCCAAATCTATCATATCTCTTTCAAGTCGCGCCTTCTTAGCTTCAAATGGTAAGAGTTTTAAGATATTTAGTTTTCTTCTTCGGAGTAATTCAGCAGCACGTACAGTCGCTGGATTAGGAGCGGGAGCAACTTGTGCTCTTGATTGAAATAGTCCTAATCCACGTCTACGTTTACCATCTTTGGGTGCGTTTTTGATGTGGTCCAGCATAGCCTTCAGTTCCGCTTTTTTCTTCCCCGTAATCCCTTTCACGCCAAGTTCCTTCAATTCCATTTTGATATCGGATATGGTCAGCATCTCTATATACTATATCCATATTTTAGATTCTCTTCAAGTAAGTAGAATCTAGTGCCTCACTCTTAATAAATTGCCAAAAGTAGCATCCATGGCTCTTGTTTGATAGATGTCCATTATGAACCGTGTTGTAGTGCATTTGCGATTTAATCCAAGAGAGACGTATTGGTTTATATAAGCATAGACCGTCATTTATAAACTTTTCAATTGTAACATTCTTATCTGTTATTTTAGTGATTACATATAAATCCAAATAGTACATCTGACCATCCATATCATGATGGTCTGTTAGATAGTCTCCAATCTTAACATCTTTTATAGAAGTAATACGTGTCTCCGCTGAATGTTCTGTGTCTTTGAGATTACCAGAGTAAATCGTATAGTTAGGCATCTTGTTATATACCTAATACACTACACGTCACGCCATTCAATTTTTTTTTGAAATTGAAAAAAAAGAACCATTCTTCGCACTACTCCAAGCCAAAGCCAAAGCCTACTCCAAGCCAAAAAAAAATCCTCTTGAATTCAATTCAATTTCAAAAAAAAATTGAATCGGATTTTTTTCGGATAGTTGGTATAAAATGGCTGATTACTTGAGACTAATTCTTTCAGAGGAACTTGGACTTCAAATGATGAAATTGTATGACGATTCAATTGATGATGATGATGATGAATTTACTGAAGAGAATAGAACAGATATACGAGAGCAACTTTATCAGAGTGAGAAAATGAAAGCGCTGGTCTGGTTGGCTGGAGCAGAGTTCTGGCTACACTACACAAACGGCATCAATGTATATCACGATCTATACTACCCGCGCCATCACTGTAGTACTAACATCTCACTCCCACAGAAGCTATTGATTAATTTCTGGATTACTCGTTTATATGACTTAGAATCTCAAGGGGCCGGTGCTAGTGACTGAGCATCATTCAAAGCTAACCGTAAAGTTTACTGGCAGAGCCAGTGGCACTTGCAGCGGTCCTTTAATCAATGTACGTGGTCTTGTGGGCTGTCCTCTCGCCTTTCTGAATTTATAGTCCGCGTTAGCCTTCATCCTCTTTGCTCGGTATTCTTCATTTTTAGCATAGATGCGTTGTCTATCATTAGCCTTATTCCTAAATTTAACTAGAAAATCTGGATCAGATTGAAACTTTAAAAGGAGGTCAGAGTACTTCATCTAATTATAAGATAGGTGTTAGCTTTAGCTGGTACGCCAGTTCGGTTCTACTCATCAGTATGTACTTCTCAAGAATATCGTCGTCCATTATAGGTAATGACATCATGTCTCGGATAAACGTGTAAGCGTCTTCAAGACTGTAGAAACTCGCGTTCTTTCTTAGATAGCAGCCATGACACGGAATCAATGCCGAGGCCGTCCATTTTTGATTGGGGCGCTCATAGATGTAGCCCCCCTTTATGTTACACAAGTTCTTAACAGTTCGCCCATTACTAATTTTGTCTTGTACACATTTGATGTTTAGTCGCCGCTTCAGAAGTGTTGCCGGTGATTCATATATTTCCATCTACTCTTAAGAGCTTTGTAGGATTTAGGCGGCGGTGGACTACTTCCGATTTGTTCATTCCGGCTACCCCCCCATTTTTCTTAGATTCCGGCGGGTGGTGGGCTACTTCCAAATTTATTAGATTCCGGAGTGGTCTAAAGTTAAAATGTAAAGGGTAAGTATAGAATGTCCAAGGCTTTCGCGAAAATTGTCATTGAACAACAGAAGAAGACTGCAAAGACAAACAAGTACTTAGGTTCAGCTACTATATTACAAGAGCAGCTTGATTTGCTCAATATAGAGTCTTTAAAATTGAATAATGAAATTAAAGTCTTTAATCAGACATATACATCGGTTGCTTCTATTAAGCATGAACGTAAGTTGAAGGATGTTAATAAGGAAGGTGCTGTGAAGCGATGGAAAGAAATTGTTGAGTCAAGACAGCGTAATTCAGACAAAGCAGTTGAAGATATAGAATCAGATATTCAATATCAAGAAGAAGCTCTTAGAGAAGCTCAGAAAAAAGCTAGAATAAAGATTGATAAACTAAAGGAAAAGATCATCAAAGAGCGTGAAGAAGCTAAAGAAATAATTGAAAGACATGAGAAATTAATTAATCAATGTTATGAACAAGCTGCTATTGATATTCCAATAGAAGTGAAGTACCCCCCTACCTACTACAAGAAAGAACAGCAGAAGAAGGACATGGATAACAGAACAGCTACACTAGCTAAGCTCATCGCCATTATAGACGCACTAGGTGAAGACGCAGATGAACCAATTGTTGTTGCGCAAACTACATCCTTCAAGCCTTTAGTTCCTTGGTCTCAGCTAAATATAAAGGAGGATCCAGTTGAGAAGGATAGAGCTAGAAGAAGAGAGCAAGCAAGACAAGAGGATCTGGAGTTACAGAGAAAGCATGAGCAGAAGGAGAAGGATATGTATATTGAATTGTACGCGAAGAAGGAAGCAGAGAGAGCAGTATGGAGAAAGGCTGATCAAGAGGATGTAATATATGAAAGCTCTGATTCAGAGGGAGAATTGACAGATGAAAAGGTAGCAAAGATAAGAAAGGATAATCTAAAACAAGATATAAAAGATATAGACTTCCTAATAGCAGATAAGAGTGAGGAATTATCATATGATAGTACTAATAGGGCTTTAGAAGCTGAGCTGAAGGGTTATTTAGAAGCTAGTAAGAATATGAAAAGGGAGTTGAAAATGATGTAACAATCTACACTTATAACATAATTACAAAAATGGATGAGAATTTTAGGAAACTATTCTGAAAACGAAAAATATATTTCAATCATTTTTTGGGGGGAGGGTCTACTTTGTACAAAATGAGTATACCCCCCCAAAAAATGTTTGAAAAATATTTTTTTTTTTGAGAATAGTCTTGGGAAGTAGATCACTCATTTTTGTAATTATGTTATAGTTGTATATTATTACATCAATTCTACTTTCTTCCTTCCCTTCAGAGGATGTGGTAGACCATTATTACGAGAGAGTATAGTACCATCACGGCATTCAATTACCCATTTGTTATTATCTATGGATTTAGCAGTATAGTCTGAAAGTGATCTGATCATAGGGAATTTAGGAGGCGATACAATAGTATGGAATACCAGAGTATATCTATTCCCAGTCCACTCCTTTGTATAGTGTTCTATAAGAGAGCCGTTGAATAGAAGGGGTTTGAATTTGATATCTATAGATGTATCTCCAGCTGGTGTCTTCAAGACTAATTCACCACCTATGTAATCTCCAAACCCGACAATATATGAGTTCCCTTCATTATGTACATCAAAATGGGGCCTACATGAGTAGTTCGCATTGACTTGTATTGATGAAAAAGAGAAGTTTATATGTAGATGTTTAGAGAAGTCCATAAGAAGATGGTGTAGCTTCGCATCATTCCAAGAGCATCGTGAGAGATCCGGAGCCATTGATCGTTTTCTCACCATCCCAAAGCATTGAGACATACCCACTCCAACCTTTTGTCTGTACTTATTCACTGGAAGTTTGTTTTTACTAAGATGCTCTAGCAAATCACTGAATACAGTCTGATCAAGTATCTCTGCCATTATATTATCGTATGAGATATTGTATACCTATCCGAAAAAGATCCGATTCAATTTTTTTTTGAAATTGAATTGAATTCAAGAGGATTTTTTTTCTATTTATTTGGTGTCTCGTGTAAGGATTGCGTAATAGGTCTCAATACACTTGATTGCTTTTACATCACCATCCAATCGGAAACCAGTTGTTGGGTCAATAGGCTCACGGCGACCATCTTCAAACACCACACATCCAGTCTCACGGCTACCACGAGCAGCTATTACCACACCTTTGGATTTGGCATACTTGGTAATTAAGCAATCACCATCCACATCACCCAAACGGTGAATGAACTTCGTTATGAATGCTTCTGCTTCTTTGTTTTCTGTTTCACCATCTGCTTCCCACTTATCAGTGCGGTCATATGAGCCATAACACTCACATACAACGGGCTTACCATTTTGTGGAATGGCTGCGACCGTATCAATCGCACGGCGCATTGCTGATGCGAAGTTAATCACAATCATCTTTGTGTTATTCTCCTCATACGTCTTTACTTGTGTATTGCGAGCTTTGTCCCACATATCTTGTAGCCACTTCTCAGCACCAGTTGGCTCGGGTGAGGTCAATCGTGTTGTCTTATTCATCTTCATTTGGGGCATCTTAATGTATACCTACATAACTGGAAAAAATCCGTTCAATTTTTTTTTAATTATATTATCGTATGAGATAATAGAATGCATACACACCGTGACAGATTTCTAAAGCAGTATAATTTAGAAGACAAAGGGTATTCTTTAGAAGAGTTGTCTAAGATTAGTGGTGAGTCATTGAAGACACTTCAAGAAGTCTATAACCGTGGGATTGGTGCTTATAGCACATCCTCACTCAGTGTGAGAATGAAAGGCAC